ACCTCGTCCAGCCACTGGTCGGCGGTCAGAAAGACGAAGGGGATGCCGTCCCCCTGCAGGTGGTCGAAGGCCATGCCCAGCGTGGTGGACTGCAGCTGCTCCAGGGCCGCGGAGAGGCGCAGCGCGAAGGTGTCGTTGAAGGTCACCAGCGCTTCTTCGAGGCGTGGCTTGATGGCCGCGTAGGCGAGGTTGCGGCCCATACCGTCGTCGGGGACGTAGGCCACGATCAGGCGGCGGATCGTCACGATGCTGGTGACCAGCAGGGGGCGTAGCTCCGCGAAAACGTCGCGCTCGACGCGGCGAAGCTCACGGTCGATCCGCCGTAGGTAGGCGTCGTTGTTGAGCGCTAGACCCACGGGCACTTGCCGTACTTCGCCACGAGACCCGTGTAGGTGCCGTGCTGGGGGTGGTCTTTCTTGTGGCGGCCGTAGTTGAAGTAGAGCTTGTCCAGCCACTGGACACGCTTCTCGTCTTCAGCGCACCACTTGGGGTTGTACATCGCGGGTGGGGGTTACTTGGACTTGTGCTTGCCGGGCCGCAGGGGCGTTGGCAACGTCTGGCTGCCGATGTTGCTGCCCTTGGCGGCCTTGCCGGAGGCCACGCCGCCCTGCTTCGCCCCCACGCTGGTGGATTGACTGCCGGGTGCCGGTTCGGGGGCGTGTTCGGCGGCGACCTCCGCGAGGGCGTCGGCTTTCTCGACTTCGCGGGCGAGCTGCTCGTCGAGGTAGTCCTGCGCCTTGGTCATCACCTCCTGGATGTCCACGTAGGCCGGCAGGACTTCGCCCTCCTGGAGGATGCGGAGCAGCGTTTCTTGGTCGATCGCGCCCTGCATGAAGAGCTGCAGGTAGGCGGTGATCTGGTTGCCGTCGAGGAGCTTGTTCTCGTAGTCGGTGGGGATCGTGACCTCGGGGGCTTCGACGCCGGCGTATTCGGCGGCGATGCGGACGATCTTCTGGATGGCGCGGGCGAGGTCCTCGCTGATGATCGCCATGATCGAGTCGCTGTCGACGCGATCGATCCGCTTGGCTTCGGCCGCGGCGTTGGTGATGTTCTGCTTGGTGAGCGTGTTGATGCCCAGCGAGCTGATCTGCTCCTCCAGGGTTTGGAGGCACTTCAGCTGAGCGTCGTAGGCGTTGGCGGTGGGCTCGACGTAGAGGGCGTCGCCGTCGGGCGGGAGCAACACCGCAGTGTTGACCGAGAGGCCGAGGGGGCGACCGTTGTCTTCGTCGAAGCCCTTGAGGACCAGGATGGGCTGAGCGCCGACGTGGATGGCGTGGTGGTAGTCGGTGAAGCGCTGGCAGTAGGCCAGGTTGAGGTAGGCCACCTCCAGCAGTGGGGGGCGGCTGACCAGGGTGGCGAGACGGTTGCTGTAGACGGTGACGAGGGGGACGACGTTGAGGTCGGTGGTGCCGCTGCTGTGTTGGCTCCAGCCCTCGGGGGTGGCTTCGTCGCGGCGCCAGACTTCCCAGTGACCGGCTTCGAGGACACGGACTTGTTCGATTACGGATTCGCCGAAGCGGCCTTCGGGTTCGACGACCTGCTCGATGTAGCGGACCTGTTCGACCTCCCCGTCGGCACGTTTGCCCAGCGTGCGCCAACCGAGGATCTGTTGGGCGTTGATGTTGACGAGGTAGGGCTGCCGGTCGGTGCGCTGCCGTTCCTCGAGGAGGGTGCGGGGGAGGTCGCCGTCTGGATAGTCGACCAGTACGGAGGTGTGTCCGTACAGGAGGCTGTCGACCAGGATGCTGCGGGCGAAGACGTTGAGGCTGGTGCCGTCACCGGTTACGTCCTTGACCCATTCGGTCCAGAAGGTGTCATCGCCGCCTTCGAGGTGGATGCCCTTGCGGAGGATGGTGCCGGCCGCCTGGCTGGCGAGGCGCTGCAGGAAGGGGGGCAGGACGGCGTGGAAGATGCGGCGCTGGTAGGCGTCGTCGGGCTCTTCGGGTTCTCGCGGGATGATCGTCTCGGCGTTGAAGCGGATTGATTTGGTGCCGCCGACGCACAGGTTGATCACCTGCCAGAAGGGCATCATTCCGAGGACGGAGCCGTTGCGTTGGCTGGGGTCCTCACCGCTGGTGGTGCGGTCGATTGGGTAGGGGTATTTGGTTGGCGTCCTGGGGGGTCCCACGGGGACGCCGGCCTGGCCCTCACCCCAGTCTTTGCCTTGGTAGGTGGAGCCTGAAGTCGTCATAGGGGCAGTCTAAATGGGTTAGTAGACGCGGAACTTGCTGCCGCCAACGGTCCAGCGACGCAGCGGGGCCAGGTAGCTGATGGCGTAGCCGAGGGCGTCGACGGGACCGGAGATATCGTCGAGGCCGCCGATGCCTTTTTCGGGTTTGCCGGTCTTGTCGTATGCCTGCTGTTCCATGGACTTGATGAGGTATTTGCAGCGGTTGTGGATCTTCAGGCGGTCGGCCAGGAGCAGGACGTTGATGGAGTTGATGCGGTCGCTGATCTGGGGGTTGGCGGACTGGACTTTGATCTGGAAGCCGCCCTTCTTGAGGAGGGAGAGGTCGGATTCGCTGGCGTTGGTGGTGGTGCGCTGGCGGGAGGCGGCGTCGGGGATGACGACGAGGTTGCCGGCGGCCACCTGCTGGGGGTAGGTGTCGTTGAGGAGGTTGATGAGGGCGGGGGTGTCCTTGGGGTAGTGCTCGGCGACCACGTGGAAGTCGTCGCCGCGGCGGACGATGACCTGGGTGAAGCAGGCGCCCACGTTGAAGTCCACGCCAACCAGGAGGCGGTCGTCGGGGGTGGGGTCGGTGTCGCACCAGTGGCGGTCTCGGTCGAACGGGTGGTAGACCGTGGTGTTGGCGAGGTTGGTGAACTCGCCGTTGATGTAGCTGGCGATCAGCTGGGCGTCGTAGTTCGCGTAGAGCGACTCGATGAAGCCGTCAGGTAGGTGGGGGTTGTCGGTGGTTTTGGCCTTGATGAGGCGGCGGTCCTCGTTGTCGCCTTGCTCCACGAAGGTGCGGTACATCCAGCGGTAGCCCTCCGGGGTGGAGGCGACCGCCAGTTGGGGGTTTTCGCCGCCGCGGAGACGGGCCAGCATCATTTCTGATGCTTTTTGGGCGATTTCTTGGGAACTTGTATCGATTTCGTCGGCTAATACGAAGGCTAGATTCTGTCCACGGATGCGATTGTATGTCTCGGTAGCTCTACAAATGAGTGTGGTGGGTCCGTGAGGTAAATGGAGGATGTATTCGGGCTGGGGGGATACGCGGAAGTCGTAGTCGATCTGGAAGGTGTTGAGGAAGTCGTCGAAACTGCGGAGCCAGACGTCGCGCAGCATGATGTTGGTGGGCTCGAAGACGGCGCCGACCCGTTTGGGGTTGTCCATGGCCAGGCAGATGGCCTTGGCGCAGAGGGCGTAGGTCTTGCCAGCGCCGAAGCCGGCGCAGTAGCCCAGGATCTTGTGGTCGGTGTCGTCCACGAAGTCCCGCTGGGCGGGGAGGAGGGTGTCGTAGATGCGCCAGCGCAGGGATTCGTAGGTCTCGGTGCAGCGGGTGCCGGTGGGCTCGGGTCGCTCAAGGATGTAGCCGCCGGGGATTCCCGCCAGAACGCTCACGCCGCTGCTGCAGATACCTAGATAGGTTAGTGGTCAGCCACTTGCCGACAAGGACGAAGGCGATGGGCGCGGCGACCAGGAGGGAGAGGCCGAAGGTGAAGGGGGCGAAAATCAGCATCCCCAGCAGCGCGGCTTGTGCGCCATCGGTGCCGGTGCCGTCTCCGTGCTGGATGGTGTAGTACCGGCCGCTGCGGGTGCGCCGCACGGAGTAGTAGTGCCCGTCCTTGGCCCTGCGAATCTGTCCCATGGGGTAACCCTTAAGTGCGTATCTGTACCTTACTCAGGTAAGGGTCCCATCCGCAACCGGGGGTGGGTCCCCTCGGACCCCTGGGGGTAGGGGTAGGTGTGCATGAAAGCGGGTCCCGTGATCCACAAGCGCGGTTGTTGTGCGCCGGTGAGCCACAAAGGGCCCTATAGCTGTGCCGTACACATTTAAGTGCGGTAGTTATACAAGCCCCTACACCCTTAAGTGTGTTGTATAAAGTTACCCCGACCTGTGACCTGCCCCCTCGCACCAGTACCCCTGTACTCCTTTCCCCTGGGGTATGGCTGTACCATCGCAAGTTCGCTATACCGTGCGCCCTTAATCGGGCGCGCCCCGTTATAGCCAACTCGCACCGCGCGCGTTGATGCTGACGGGGCCGTGATTGCGATGAGAGAGCGCAGCGCATCGGCACGGCATCACGCTGGTGCGCGTCGCATCACGCTGGTGCGCGTGGCACCGCATCACGCTGGTGCGCGTGGCACCGCATCCCGCTGGTGAGCAAGCGGCACCGCAGGTGAGCACCGCAGGTGAGCACCGCACCGCATCACGCTGGTGAGCACCGCCCACGCATGGTGCGCGTGGCAAGCGTCGGCCCGTGGTGCGCAGCGCCGGCCATGAAAAAAGCGCCCCGTTCGTGGGGCGCCCGCGGTGCGTTGTTGGTGGCTCGCTACTTGCTCTGCTGCCCGTCCGCTCCCGTCACCCGCAGGATGCACGCGCGTGCGCCCACGGCTGCCGATAGCTGGCCAGACTCGATGGCCTTGTCCGCTATGTGCTCCATGGCGACCAACTGCTGCGCTACGAAATCCTCTCGCTTCACGCGGAACATTTCGACAAGCCGTGCACGCGCCTTTGGGATATAGAGGCTGTCGACAATGGAGGGCTTGACACCGGTCTCCTCCCCGAGAGTTCGCACGATCCGGTTCCGCGCCGCACCCTCGCAGAGGAGCTCTACTACACGCTCTATGCGGCGCTCTACTTCCGTATCGGTGGCTCGCTTGCCTGGCATGACGCGAGTCTACTGCCACCCCACCTTAAGTAATGTGTCCCGCCCTTGGCAACCTTGCCATGCGGCCAGTCCCGTGGTTATACTGACTTACGTAAGGGAGCCCGAGAGGCGCCCGCTCCCCCTACCCC